CATTATCAACCCACATGGTAGCAAAAATTTTCCAGCGAATTCGATGAATGGTGGTTCTTCATTCTTGAGGATCAACTCGTGTTTCTTCAACCAATCACTCGCGTAATCAAATTCCACGCCGTGTCCAGCCAATCCTGAATCATCACCGGTGAACAATGCAATGATCAATTTCACCCATTTATACATCAAACCAGTGTTTGCCATATTGTACATAGTATTGCGTAGCCATGTTTCGAATGTGCCGGAATGGAACTTCAAGTGCCCCTTCATCTTCATCATGTCGTTCTTTGCAACCCAATTTTCACTATGATCACGGTATCTATCTACCAATTCCAGAGGCATGCCCATGCATACGTAAAACACCGACATGAACATGAATGCCATTTTCCCCTGTGTAGAATCATATTCACTGAAATCACCGGCCAAATATTTCAATGCCTTTATTGTGTCTTGGTCCATACCTTCAAAACATTTACGTGTGAATTCTGTCATCTCCTGGTCAGTCATATACTGTCCAATCAATACTTCTGGTAACACATTCTGCTGTAAAAACTGACCGAGCATTCTACCGTATGCTGCATACAACAAGTTGACATGTTTCTCGTATGCCAACACACCTTGTGATACTTTGCGCACGTCAAAAGGATTATCCTGGACCTTTGGTTTAACCTGTTTCTTAGGATGGAAAGTGATCCAAAAGTCACGATGGTCATCTATAATACGATCAAACATGTCTCTCGGCATGTTTTTCTTATCCATTGCACGCAAAAATTCAGTCATATGAAACATGTACATATCCAACGTGCAATAGTGTCGCAACGCTTGCAACCATGCGAATGCTTTCTGATCCAGATTTACGATTATAGAATTAGTAAAAACATCGTCAGTTATGATGCACGTTTTGTTGGTCTGGTACACCGGACAGAATTTCATAAAACCACCGATCATGCGATGTACATCCATACGAACCATCGTTGTATTGAAGTCTTTTGTTTCTTTCGAGTATCTTCCAGATAGACTACCCAACGCCGTAATGGGATCGGAAAATTGGCGATTAGCATAACATGATTGCACAATCTGATATCCCTTAACGTCCATTCGACGTATTTTATCATACAACAGTTGGTCACGCACCATCAATTTACCACCACCAAAATGGTCAATGGATGTATCTGCAATCCCAGCAATACCAGTGAATGCATCTGACTGTGGGAACATCTTATCCAGTACTTCAACTGCCATTTCCACTGTCACCTGATCATAGATCACTATGTCCATTTGTTGTCTAATGGGTACAGCCATGGGTCGTGTACCTGCGCACTTTTGTTGCTCTTCGATCGTAATGGTTGCATCTACCAAATACATGTTATATCGCTCTAATGTAATTTGCATATTACTACCGACAAAATCAAGGTACCGCTTCATATAACTATTCTGTCCAATAAACACGATCTTATCAGAATGGCGTGACAACATCACACGAACATGACACACGCTACTCGTAAGTGTGGTCTCCATTGCTCGTTCATCAATATAAAAGTAAATAATTGGAACAGATGCGCCCTGGGTTTGGTGAATAGTTTTAACGTTGAAATCCTTTGATGTCTCTTGATTAAACACCATCAATGGGCCATCTCCATAACACTTCTTGAGTTCATCATGCATATCAACTGTGGTATTCACAAAATAAATTGAATGCGTGGTGTTACTAGATGTAACCATATTTGGGTACCCAATATTTCTCAACACGTTAGTAGCATCAGATGGACACCGTACTGAACGCCAATTGGACAACGTCACATCTGACATGTCGTCAATGCCCCCGAATGATTTGTTTTTTGTAAAATCCGAAGCCGGGATTTGCATTGGGTCACCAAACAAATATATCGCTAGTGGCTTCAAATATGCGTTCAACATATGTATATACGGTATATAAAAACAGAAAGCTTCATCGACTATTAAAATTCGACGTTCCATCTTCTTGGCTGCAAAAATCATGTGAAACGTCCGTACCGGGTAATCATATTTCTTATATTCCTTACATAGTTCATTATACGGTACGACAATCACACATTTCTTAGTTGAATGTGTCATCATGAGTTGATGTATGATCCTCGACTTACCGCATCCCGGCACGCCAGTGCAAAATTGTACGTCTACTACCATGGGTACATTAGCTATCTTTGACACTCCCTCATATGCAGCTGGTGGTACTTCACTAATGAATGCTTTCTTGAATTGATTATATTGCTCGACAGTGGTGATTAATTGTCGTTTAAAAATAGTCAGTTGATCGCCGGATTTTGCTACGCGTTGTGAGTGTGATAAATTGCGTATGTAATTAGAAACTGCAACTCGCCGACGTGCCTCGAATTGCATAATATTATGTTGAAATAAATCATAATCAGCTTGTGATTTTGATGTTAATTTTGCTGTGCCGCAGATATATATCTCACCATTAGTCTCGCCACTATAGTTACACCGAAATAAACGTAAATCATCAATATTCATAAAACAAAAATCCAACAATGCTTCGGCGACAGTGTCTTTAGGTATAAATGCTTTCATTATTATTGAAGAGTGATCTTGCATTGCCATTCTAATAACATGCTTGCACGTCTGTTTCCAAATGGGATAACCACCAATATCACAGTAAACCAATTTCTTAAGTTTACAGTTACATAATTGCTGGTGGTTAATTACATCATCAGTAATAATCGTATCGTAATTATCAAGGAATTTTTCCTTGACAGGAACATCCAATGTGATACCATGCAACGTTTTTGCAGTTTTTAATAAAGTTGATGCGTTACCTGGCCCGCAACCGACATCCCAAACGCAGTTATTCTTTAATGATACACCATTCAGTATTTCTTTCAATTTCATTAGGGCTCTATTGCCTGCCTGCCTAGATGGTGTAGTCTTCTCGGCCTTCTGATATTGCGTTTCCATATGCGCCAATATATTATCCTCGCACTCCGGTAGTAGAATGCATCGATATGGCTTTAATTTTAACGACTTTCCACTGGTGGTAGGTATGTGTACACATTTCACATAATCTGGACCAATCACTTTCTCTGAACTATCATCCGGTTGACTATCTATCCCCAAGCCACGCAGTGCATGTTCATTCATTATTACATCACCCGTGGATACGTCATCACGTGACTTATATTCTGGTGAAGACGTATTATCTTTCAGCTGTGATTTTCGATTCTCCGCCGCTTTTACGCCATACGGATCATCACGCATATTTTCTGATGTTAAATCTTCTACAGACACATATCGTTCATTGATTGGTCTCTCTACACAATATGCTATAACCTGCTCTACAACATCGTCTGCACCCATCACAAAGTCTGCATCAACGACTGACAAATTGAGATCTCTCGCCAATTTTATATTTTCACCGAATTCTGCCCCTGTGACCGAATCATCGTCTTCACATGTCTCGTCAGCGGTCTGTTCACTAGGGTTAATCAATTGGCGAATGTTTTCTTTAATCTGCATGCTAACCATAGATGAATTATCACCTTGCGGCGGTGCACTCGCAGACAGTTGAATCGAGTGTGTACTCACGCTCTCGCCCCGGATAGATTTATTTTCCCTTTTCCCATCACCATCGCCATGCTCATCGTCATCATAGACATTATGAGGTCTAGTGCGATATGGGTCAGTGGGCATTACATATTGTGTATCGAAACGTAACGGGGCAAATTCTAAAATCTCACACTCATCAAGCTTCAAATCACTATAATAATCATCCCTCTCCTTATTCACTGCTTGGCGATATTTACGATACATTTTATAATGAAAATACATCACCTTAAATGGGTGGAAGCATCCGCTGGTGTCATGTGGCCCGTATTCTGATAGTTCCTTAATGCATTTTTCAAAAACTTCTTTTCTCAACTTGCGCCTGTACAGGCTTAAAAACACAATTGAATACACCAGTTCATTAAGAACGACTGGATCTAAATGCACCGCTTCATTGACTACTGTGTCAGTAATATCAATCCTAGTGCCTATTGACACAGAAAATTGGTGAATTATGTCTGCTTTTAACTCAATTGTTTTTAAGCTCTGATTATAGATACGTGTATAAAATACACGTGGTACTACTATGTGTGTTAATTCATGAATACAATTCTGATCAAAGTATTTGTACACGTTCGGTACCATCACATAACCTTTCAACCAATCGTAAAAAAGGTAGTGTTCCAGGCATCGTACACGTGCGTATGATGGTACACGAGTCCATCTCTGCTTAAACATAAGTCCCACTTGATCCTGTATTTCCACGCAGATATTAAATCGGTGTCCGATAATGACATTCAGCTCAAATAGACGCCGCCAATTGTCAGATTTGTGAACATATGCAAATGATGAATCATTAAAATGCATAGATGCCATTTTGGTTCCATTTACTTCATACTGACGAAATGAGTAAAAATCGAAAATGTTCTTCAAATCCATCACTGATTGGACCGAATCCCACCAAAGTTGAGGCGGGTAAAATGTCCATGACACTAACGTACTAGCATCATGTGATTCCATGATCTCATAAATTTGCCACGGTTCAATATCATAAAGACAATGATTTGCTATTATCAGTGATGCCTTATGGTTACATCTCTGTCCACCACCAAAACACACTGAACCCTGATTGAAATAGTCATCCTGTGTGTATTGTGTATACAAATTAGTCAAATTATGTTCATTGTCAAGAAGTGCCTTTTTGTAGGCCTTCAAATGTTTTGCATTACTATTCTTCATATCGAGACCCGAATTGATATTAACTAAATATCTGTGTAGATCCCGCACATCTGTAGCAATTAAACAGGTGTGGTGTGGTTTAATTTTCTTTGAATTTTTAAATGTGTCCAATATATTACCACCAAGATCAATCACACGATGTATACCATTCAGCGTCTCGGAAAATAAATCAGCTTTAGAAAATTGAGATAAGGCCGCAGCCTCTGGGTGCATACAACGACGTCTAGTACCTGCACGCTGATACACCAGCTGATTGATAAAACATGCACGCACCCTTTCCAATTGTGCGTGGTTTAACAACAGGTCTACTTCAAATGCAGCCTGATTGTGAGTATCAATATATTCCAAATCACGCCCGTAGGCATAAGATCGTTTCACTTGGCTTTCTGCAGATGAATAATCATGCGGTCGTGGGTAGAGCCCACGCATCGGATGATTTGACATACTGATATATGCGCAGTGAACTGATATAATAGAAGAATAGCG